TAGTAGCATTCCAAGGTGGTTTTGATGGTGTTAATCCAACTGTATCTGTAGCTAAAGCTGGAGATTCTGATTGGGGACCAGCAAACAATCAGGGATTAGATTGTAATCGTTCAACCGCAAGTGGTTCAGTAGGATATACAAAAGGAATTAACGCTTTAGGAAATCCTGATGAATACGATATTAACTTAGTAGTTGCGCCGGGTATCAATAGACAATTACATCCAGCAATCACACAAAAGATTATTGATATGTGTGAAGATAGACAAGATTGTTTCTATATTGCTGACTTTACTGACTACGATGCTGATATTACAACAGCAACTGAGCAAGCAAATGCAGTGGATTCAAACTATGTAGCTTGTTACTATCCTTGGATGAAAACAATAGATGCTAACACAAACAAACTTACAACTGTACCTCCATCTACATTATTACCAGCGGTATTCGCTAGTAGTGATAGATTATCAGCAGAGTGGTTCGCACCGGCTGGTTTGAATAGAGGTGGTATCACTGGAGCAGTTAGTGTTTTAAATAGATTAACACATTCTGAAAGAGATACTTTATATGAGAACAAAGTAAACCCAATTGCAACTTTCCCTGGACAAGGTATCGTAGCATTTGGACAAAAGACTTTGCAAGATAGAGCATCAGCATTAGATAGAATCAATGTAAGAAGATTACTAATCACTGTTAAGAAATTTATCGCTTCAACATCTCGTTATTTAGTATTTGAACAAAATACTACTGAGACTAGAAATAGATTTATCAACACTGTAACTCCTTACTTAGAGGGTATCCAACAAAGACAAGGTTTGTACGCATTCAATGTTGTAATGGATGATTCTAATAACACACCGGATGTGATTGATAGAAACATATTAGCAGGAGCAATTTTTCTTCAACCGGCTAAGACAGCGGAATTTATTGTAATAGATTTCAACATCTTACCAACTGGAGCATCATTTGCTGGATAATATGAAAATAAACAAAATTAATATTTATTAATACAAAATAAAAGGAATACAACATGGCAGACGAATTAATACTACCGTACGATAAGATGATTTTCCAGCAGTTCGAACCAAAAATGAAGAACCGCTACTACATGGAAATGACAGATGTGGGAATCCCAGCGTATATGGTTAAAACAGCAAATAGACCTCAAATTAACTTTGAAACTGTTACTATCGACCATATTAACGTACAAAGAAAACTTAAAGGTAAAGGTACATGGCAAGATTTGAATATCACTTTATATGACCCAATTGTTCCTTCAGCGGCACAATTAGTAATGGAGTGGATTCGTTTATCACATGAATCTATTACTGGTAGAGATGGATATGCAGAATTCTACAAAAAGACTATTAACTTTTATATGTTAGGTCCGGTTGGAGATAAAATTGAAAAATGGACTTTGCATGGAGCATTTATATCTCAAGCAACATTTGGTGAAGTAGATTTTAGTAACGCAAATGAACCAGCAACAATCGATTTAGTATTAACTTACGATTACGCTGTTCTTGAATACTAATATTCAAAAAAACATAAAATTAAGGGGATTTCAAAAGAATCCCCTTTTTTGTGCTTTCCATTTTTTTAAAAACTATGTATTTATATATACAAACTTAAAACAAGTAAAGTTATGACAGAAAAACAATTTGATTTTCCAACCGAAGTGTTGGATTTACCATCTAAAGGTAAATTATATCCAAAAGAAAACCCTTTATCTTCTGGTAGAATCACAATTAAGTATATGACCGCAAAAGAGGAAGATATTCTTTCTTCTACAAATCTTATTAAAAAAGGTATTGTATTAGATAAATTATTTGAATCTATTATAGTGGATGATGTAAATATCAATGATATATTGGTTGGTGATAAAAACGCTATTATATTAGCAACTCGTTTATTGGGATATGGTGCAGATTATAAAGTATCATTTTATTCGTCTAAAACAAGTACATCATTAGAAACTACTGTTGATTTATCAAAAGTAGCAACAAAAGATGTGGATATGTCTGGATTTAATAATAAAAATGAATTTGAATTCACAACCCCAACAGGAAAAAATAAATTAACATTCAAATTACTTACACATGGTGATGAATTAGCAATTGATAAAGATATAACAGCTTTAGAAAAATTAAATAAGGATACTTCATTTGAAATCACTACTCGTTTGAGATATATGATTAAAAGTGTGGATGGTAATTCTGATATGGGTGCTATTACAAAATTTGTAAATAATTCATTTTTAGCTAGAGATAGTAAGGCATTTAGAAATTATGTAAAATCAATATCTCCTGATATGAATATGAAATTTAGTTATACTCATGAAGATGGTGAGGTGGAGGAGGCACCTATCCCAATGGGTGTAGGCTTTTTTTGGCCTGGCGAAGAATCATAGTGCACTACTTCATACTCAAATTTTTGAGATGGTGGAGTATAGTAACGGATTCACTATTATGGAATTGTATAAAATGCCAACGTATCTTAGAACTTTTTATTATAATAAATTAGTAGAATCTAAGAAAAAAGAAGCTGAAGCAAATAATAAAGCAACTCAATCGGCAAACGCATCTAAAGTTAGGTTTAAGAGATAACACTCTTATTCCTAACTTTTTTGTTTATGCGATATTTATAGTTGTATTATTATAAATAAGCGAATATTATGGCAAAATATAAAATAAAAAAACATCAATTAAAGGAATTTTTTGGATTATTTACCAAAAAATCTACACCTGCTAAACTTCAACAATTGATTGATAAAGACCCTACTTTAAAAAGATTGAAGGCTGATGTGGATAAATTAAATTCAAAGTATAAGCCAGAGATTGATAAACTTAGAGATGAAAAACCTGAAATGTTTAAAATGTTTCAGAGTTGGGGAATGATACCAATGGATTACAATTAATATATAGAAATTAATGGCTGAAAAACTATCAGATAGTGCAGATGAACTTAGGTTAGACCTTCTTAGAGAAATTGAAGAAACTAATCAACGTATTGAGGAGCAAAATAAAAAGGCTGCGGTTGTTGGTGCGGAAGAGCGTAAAAAGCTTGAAAAACGTATTGAGAGGGAGAAAGAAAAATTAAAGACTTTACAAAAACAAGTAAAACCATTAGAAGAACAAAATACATTAGCAGAAGAATATAGTGATTTACAGGATACTCTACAATCATCTTTTACAAAATTAGATGCCGGTGCTAGAAAATTAATATCTACTAATAAAATAGGTAGTACTGCATTTGCATCTCTTGCAGCAGATATATTAGATATGAAAGACCAGCAAGCTGGTTTATCTGAAGATGAATTAAAAGTTAGTCAACGAAAATTAGATGTGTATTCAAATTTATATACATCTATTACTAACCAAGCCGAAGCAGCTGCACAAACTAAAAATGAATTATTGGGTGTTACTGAACAAGCTAGTAGAAGGATGCATTTTGAAGAAAGTATAGCTGATTTAGGACCTGCAGAAAAAAAGAAACTAACTGATTTGTATAAATTAAATGAAAATTTAATATCACAAAACGAAAGATTAACAAAGATACAAGAAGAAGCAGATGATTTATATCAAAGATTGCCAGCATTTTTACAAGATGGTGTTGATATGGCTAAGAAATTAGCTAAAGGTATTTCAAGTGGACTTGGTCCTATTGTAATAATGGGAGCATTATTTGCGGCAGCATTGGTATCGTTTAGTGAAATACAGGCAGCTGGTAAAAAGTTTAGAGAAGAAACTGGTTTAACTAATTCTCAAACAAAGCAAATTCAAAAAGATGCACATAGTATTTCGGTTGATTTTGCTAAATTAGGTGTTGATGCGGAAGTTGCATATGATAGTATTGCTGCATTTAAAGGTGAATTTGGAGATGTAATTCCAGTATCAAAAGCAGTAGCGGCTAATATAGCTGTATTAAATAAAAACTTTGGAATTGCTCAAACAGATGCCGCAGCTGTAAATATGATTTTTCAAAGTATGGCTGGGTTAAGTGATGCTACTGCACAAAGTGTATCACAACAAGTAGCTGATATGGCTAACTTAGCAGGCGTTGCTCCATCTAAGGTATTTAAAGATATAGCAGACTCTGCTGAAAGTACTTTTACATATTTTAAAGGTGATGTAAATCTTATTGCTAAACAAGCTATTGAAGCTAGAAGATTGGGTACTACATTAAAAGACGTATTAAAAACAACAGAAGATTTACTTGATTTTGAAAATGGTATTGAGAAAGAATTAGTAGCTGCAACATTTGTAGGTGGACAATTCAATTTATCTCAAGCTAGAGCATTGGCATATGCTGGTAAGCATGTTGATGCACAAAAAGAAATACTAAGACAAATTGAAAGAAGTGGTAAGTTTTCTGACCAGGATATGTTTACTAAAAAAGCATTAGCAGATGCAGCAGGTATGACTGTTGAACAAATTACTAAACAATTATTAATTCAAGAAAAATTAGGAGATTTAAGTGAAGTTGAACAAAAAAGAATGTCAGCTGCTATGGATAAGGGTCTGGATATTACAAATATGACAGATGACCAATTAAAAGCTAAAACTCAACAATTAGCAAAAGAGGAAGAAATTGCAGATAAGATAACTCAAATGGAAAATTCATTTAAGGGTATTGTTGCATCTGTTGGTGAAGGATTATTACCATTAATGGAAGCATTAGCACCGGTT